TCAGACTCTGATGACGAATTTCATCTCTGGTGTAAAGAGTAAGGATTCTGCGACTAAGAGTGCATTTACAACTATTGTCTCTGGCTGCCTGACGGCAATCAAGAACAAGGCGTCGGAGTTTGAGGACGTCGGTGAGTTGTGCATTACCAAGTTTATCGCAGGTGTGAAATCCAAAGACGCATCTATCAAGGAGACCTTTACGAACAGTCTTAGCGACGCAATTTCGTCCGTTAAAGACTATTACGATGATTTCTATGATGCGGGTGAATATCTGGTTAAAGGCTTTGCGAATGGTATCGATGAAAATACCTGGCGAGCTGAAGCTAAAGCTGCGGCTATGGCTGCGGCAGCGGCTGATGCTGCTGAAGAAGAACTGGACATTAACTCACCTTCTAAGGTTGGTTATAGTATCGGTGGATTCTTCGGTATGGGCTTCATCAACTCTCTGATTGATTATGCTGATAAGTCCTACGAAGCAGGTTCCAACATTGCAGCTTCTGCAAAGGAAGGACTTGCTAAGGCTGTCGCTAAGATTGGAGAGTTTATTGACAGTGACATCGACACTGAACCGACGATTAGACCGCTTCTTGATCTGTCGGATGTTCAGTCCAAGGCAAGACAGCTTACTGCTATTCTTAGCAGAACTCAGGCTGCAAAGATTGCTACGTCAATGAACAGTGAAGCTACCGGAACAATTCAAAATGGAGATTCTACTACACCTGTTGCTGGTAATACTTATTCGTTTACACAGAACAACTATTCGCCTAAGGCTTTGTCGAGAGTTGAGATTTATCGTCAGACGAAGAATCAGTTCTCGGCAATGGAAAGGATGGTGAACGCATGATTCATTCAATCACGGTTACCAACTATTTAGGCGATAGCATCACACTTGAACTGACGAGGCCTGAGCAATCGGGCTTCATCGTCAAGTCTGTTGATGGACTTGGACCGGCGAAGGGAAATGTAAACACTGTAGAAGTATCCACTAACGACGGTGGTGTGTTCAACTCTGCTCGATTGAACATTCGAAATCCTGTATTGGATTTGGTGTTCTTAGAAACGGCTACCGAAACAATCGAGGACATTCGTCACAAATCGTATAAATACTTTCCAGTAAAAAAGAAAGTAAAACTACTGATTAAGACAGATAATCGAGTTTCGGAAATCGACGGTTATGTCGAGCATAACGAACCGGCAATCTTTAGCAATCAGGAAGGATGTCAGATTTCAATTATCTGTCCTTATCCTTACTTTTATTCTGCTGGAGAATCCAACATCACCGTCTTCAGTGGTATTGAACCATTGTTTGAATTTCCATTCGGAAACGAATCTCTTGTAACCGATCTGCTCGAAATGGGTGAAATCCAGAACTCTGCTGAGCAGGTTATAACCTATAACGGTGATGCGGAAATTGGTGTTACAATCATCATTTATGCCATTGGCGATGCAAGTAATGTAACAATCTACAATGCCGGAACACGAGAAGTCATGCGAATCGACACTGATAAGCTGGCTGCGTTGACTGGCGAAGGTATTGTAGCAGGCGATGAAATTACCATTAAAACGACTAAGGGCGATAAGTCTATCACTCTGCTTCGTGGTGGTATTACGACGAACATCCTGAACTGCCTTGATAAAAATGCCGACTGGTTCCAGTTGGTTAAAGGCGATAATGTGTTCGTTTATACTGCTGAGACTGGTAATAGTAATCTTCAGTTCCGTATCGAAAATCGAGTAATCTACGAGGGGGTATAATCTATGGATCTATTGGTACTTAATACCGATTTGGATGCTATCTCCGTTGTGGATACTTACGAATCATTTATCTGGACTGATCGTTATCGTCAGCCCGGAGACTTTGAGCTGTATATGTCTATGATGCTGAGCGTTCTTCAGTATATTAGGCAAGATTATTACATTTGGAATAGAGATTCCGAACATGTGATGATTATTGAAAAGATTAGAATCGATTCCGATGTCGAGGACGGAAACCATATTACCGTAACTGGTAGATCTTTGGAATCCATACTTGACAGACGAATTGTGTGGGGTCAGCAAGTAATCAGAGGAAATCTTCAAAATGGGATTAAAACTCTGTTGAATTCTTGTATTATCTCCCCATCTGATTCGAATCGAAAGATCAGTAATTTCATATTTAAGGAGTCGACAGACCCGGCTATTACGAGCTTGACAATCGATGCTCAGTATACCGGTGATAATCTGCTTACTGTTATCGAAAAGATATGCGCAGAACATGATATCGGCTTCAAAGTAACCCTCAATGATAGCAAACAATTCGTCTTTGAGCTTTATGCCGGAGTAAATCGTTCTTACGATCAGACCTCCAATCCGTTTGTAGTGTTCTCTCCAAAGTTTGAGAACATCATCAACAGCAACTACATTGAATCCAAATCCGCTTTGAAAACGATAACGCTGATAGGCGGTGAGGGTGAGGGTTCCGCACGAAAGTACACTACTGTAGGCGGTGGTAGCGGCTTAAACAGACGAGAAATCTTTACAGATGCTCGTGATATTTCCTCTGACGCAGGCGATGGCGTAGTTCTTACGGACGCTGAGTATACTGCACAGTTGCAGCAGCGTGGCAGAGAGAAACTATCCGAGAATACTGACGTAACATCTTTTGAAGGACAAGTGGAAACGACCATCATGTTCAAATACGGAGAAGACTTCTTCAATGGCGATGTCGTTCAGATCACCAATGAGTATGGTCATGAAACGAAAGCCAGAATTCTTGAGATTGTTATGTCTGAAAACGAAGAAGGTACTTCTGTATACCCGACATTCGCAACAATAACTTAGGAAGGAGAGTAATGGAATGAGTGTAACATTCGGGTTTTATAATTCAGTGAACCATGATCGTCGTTACAACGCTCTTCAGATGTCCAGTATCTTTGATGGCATTATCAAGGACGGTATCTTTATGTCTATTGGTACCGCATTGGTCGTCAAAGCGTCATCTGGCATGACTGTTAATGTTGGCGAAGGTAGAGCATGGTTCGATCACACATGGACTTTGAATGACTCTGAACTTCCTGTAAAACTTGAGGCTTCCGAGTTAATTCTTAATCGTATCGACACCATTGTTTTGGATGTCGACCATCGAGATAGTGTGCGTGCTAACTCTATCATCGCTATTAAAGGCACACCTGCTTCTAATCCTGTTGCGCCTACTCTGATTAGGTCCACAGACCACAATCAATATCCGCTTTGCAATATTTATGTTAAAGCGGGCGTTACAGAGATTACGCAGTCCAATATCACCAATCTCGTAGGTACCGGTTCGTGTCCTTTCATCACCGGTATTCTGGATACGATTGATATTGAAGATCTTGTTTCACAGTGGGAAGCACAATGGACTGAGTTCTATAATGCTCAAACTTTGGATATGCAGCTTACTGCGGACGAGTGGAAGAAACAGTGGAATGATTGGTTCACTGTTCAAACAGCTACCGCTACTGGAGCTATGGAGGACTGGATGAGAGATCGTCAAGCCGATTTCGATTATTGGTGGTCTCAGATTCAGGCTGTTCTCGATGGCGATGTAGCTGCTAATCTTGCTCAAAGAGTCCTCAAACTGGAAGAGAACTTTGGTATTTTGGCTACGGAATTTAAGGTTTATCATAACCTGCTTGATTCCGATGCAGATACCATTCAGGACAGTAATGGGGACAACATTGAGACCCAAGTAATCTTTGTAACAAAATAAAAGGAGGATAAATTCTATGAAAATCACAGACTATGGCAAAGTAACTTCGCTTGTCAATGAAAATGTGTTCATTCTTGATGGCGCTGATGGCACGAAGGGTATTTTGGCATCCGATCTGGCACAGGCATTGCTCAATATTTTGCCTGCTGACAACCTTATGGATGTAATCAAGGGCGAACTGGCTCCTGAAATGCATCGTAACATCTTCAGAGGAAAGAGCCTGGGTTCTTCCGTCACTGCTGCACAGAAGGCAGCTATTAAGGCTGGCACCTTCGATGATCTGTATGTGGGTGACTACTGGACTATCGGTGGTGTTAACTGGAGAATCGTTGATATCAACTATTGGCTGCGTTGTGGCGATACTGATTTCACTACTCCTCATCTGGTAATTATGCCTGATACTAATCTGTATACTGCACAGATGAATGAAACTAACATTACTGATGGCGGTTATGTTGGCTCTCTGATGTATACCACTAATCTGGAACAGGCTAAGACCACGATTACCAGTGCTTTTGGCGATATGGTTCTGACTCACCGCGAGTATCTGACTAATGCCGTTACGAACGGTTATCCGTCTGCCGGTGCTTGGTATGACTCTACGGTTGAGCTGCCTAACGAAATCATGATGTATGGCAGCCATGTCTTTGCTCCTGCTGGCGACGGTAGCTTTATTCCTACGAGATACACCATCAACAAGTCTCAGCTTGCTCTGTTCAAGCTGGTACCTAAGTTCATTCACAACCGTCAGTGGTTCTGGCTGAGAGATGTCGTGTCTGCGGCGCATTTCGCTCGTGTGCACGACTATGGCAGTGCGGGCTACCTCCGCGCGTCGGACTCTGGCGGGGTTCGTCCGGTTTTCGCTGTTGGTTAAGCATAATCTGGGGGCCTTGTGCCCCTCGGTTTAATTTCCAGACATAATTCAATTCAAAGAAAGTGAGGATTCCGTTATGGATGAAAAGATCTATAAAGTAACACTTGCCGATGATACTGTGATCGATGGGCTGAAGATGAATGGTAACAACTTCATCTCTCTGTCTCCGGTTGATGCCGCAGTTTTCGACGGTAATTGTTCTCCTGTCATCATCAATGATGGCGAAACCGATGAGATTCATGAAAACATGGAACTCGTTCAGGTTACTAAGAATGCCGCTGGTGAATATTGGTTCGTACTCAGAGATATTTCCGAAAAGGAACTCGCTCAGATCAAAATGCAGTCTGACATTGAGTATGTTGCAATGATGGCTGGCGTAGAACTGTAAGAAGGAGGATCACCATGGAACATAGCAAGAATTACAACAAAGTAAAGCGTTGGTACGACATGGGCATGTGGAATGAGACACGCGTTCGTAATGCTGTCGTAATGGGATGGATCACCGAAGAAGAGTATACGGAGATCACCGGACAGGCTTACTAATGAGTGTATTAGTAAGCAAACGAACTGAATCCAAATTCGAGGCGATAATCCATTCTGTTGAGCTGCATGATATGCTTATTGACTTAATACAGAGGAATTTCGGAGTTAGGGATATAGAGCAATTTGTAAGAACTCGCTTTGCTTATAGTGTTGAAGAGGACGAATATGCTAAGCACCGTTATCTGATGCACAACTTCAAAAGCAGAGTTGACCAACTGGCTTCTCAGCTTACAAGCAATGTTAGGGCTGCAAATTCTCTGTATCCCACTTCTATGGCCGAGTATGAGCGTCGTCGTGAGTATCAGAACAATGCGATTGTTAATTGCGAGCAGCTTATCAAGGAGCTTCAGCGTGTTGTAGAGATTTTTGATGTTGATATCAATCTTTACGGCAGGTATGTAAAAGCTATCGATCGAGAAATCGATTTGATAAAGAAATGGCGTCAACGCGATAACAAGATTAAGTCACATTTACAGGGCAACATCTGATTATGCGCTGTCTGCGGCGAATTTCGCTAATGTGAACAACAATGGCAATACGAACTACAACAACGCGTCGAACTCTAACGGGGTTCGTCCGGATTCTCTGATTAACCAACAGAGAAGGAGATGTTGTCCGTTCCGCAAGGATAAATAACAAAGCCAAATGTAATTTACTACGGTAAGTATTGCTAGAACGGTGAATAGGTTATGACTTATGAAGAAATCGTTTGTGATGCCAATAACTTGTATAGGGCTTACAAAGCTTCTGTAAAGGGCAGCAAATGGAAAGAGTCAACTCAGAAATTTATGATGAATTTCTTGAGATATATCCTTTCCATACAAGAAGATCTTGTTAATCGAACTCTTCAAAATAGTCCGGTCGACGAGTTCACTCTGTCCGAAAGAGGCCGAGTAAGACCTATCACAAGTTATAAAACAAAAGACCGTATTGTTCGTCATGTCTTGTGTGACGAGGTGCTTCTTCCAGCCGTAAAGAGAAAAATCATTTATGATAACGGAGCCTCGATTAAAGGTCGAGGAATTTCTCACTCTCGTAAACGATTCGAAGTACATCTACACAAGTATTATGCCGAGCATGGAAATAACGGTTATATCTTGTTCGGCGATTTTACGAAGTTCTATGACAACATCATTCACGAAATTGCCAAGCGAGAACTTCTCAAGTTGTTTGACGATGATGAATTCATAGACTGGTTATTAACACTGATATTCGACGGTTTCAAGATTGATGTGTCCTATATGTCCGATGAAGAATATGCGACTTGCATGACTGACACATTCAATAAATTGGAGTATCGTTTGATACCCAAGGAATTTCGTACCGGCGAAAAGATTATGGAGAAATCCATCAATGTTGGCGACCAGTTAGCATAAATCATTGGTATCTATTACCCTCATAGAATTGACACCTACATCAAGTATGTTAGAGGCCAAAAATACTATGGGCGTTATATGGATGACTGGTACATTATGTCACCGTCTAAGGAGGAACTGCTTGATCTCTTGGAGAATATTCGAGCGATTGCAACCGAATTAGGAATCCATATCAATGACAAGAAAACCAGAATCGTCAAGATAAGCAGTACATACAAGTATCTGCAAATTAAATATTCTTTGACTAGCTCGGGCAAGGTCATAAAGCGTATCAATCCTGAGCGAGTAACGGCGTTGAGAAGAAAATTGAAGAAGCTTGCCATTAAAGTTCAAAATGGCGAGATACCATATGAAAACGTGGAAAATGCGTTTAAGGGCTGGATGGGAAGTTTCTACAAACTCCTTTCTAAGCAGCAACGAGTCAATTTAATCACGCTTTACGAGGAATTGTTCGATAAGTCTATCACCATTCTCAACAAGAAGATGATTATAACTGACAACGCCAAAAAATGTTTATAAAGGAGGTAAAACCCATGGAACCCTGGATTCAATCAGTAGTCACAATCATTTGTGCTGTTCTGGCTTCTTCTGGATTTTGGGCATTTCTTCAGAAGAGAGCCGAACGTAAGGCTGCTGAAAACAAGCAAACAAATGTAGAAACACAAATGCTCATTGGACTGGCTCATGATCGTATTGTGTACCTCGGTATGCAGTACATTGAGCGAGGCTATATCACACAAGACGAGTACGAGAATCTGTATGAATACTTGTACAAGCCTTACGAGAAGCTTGGTGGTAATGGCTCCGCTAAAAGAATCATGACCGAAGTTAACAAATTACCCATTCACAAATCTACTTATACAGAAAAATAAGGAGGATCGTTGAATGAAGAAGATCTAACGGAGGTGAGATCATATGAGTTACAACGTTACCGGTACAACTATCACTTTGACCCGAGGTGATACTTTCGAGGCTCTGGTCTCAGCTGCAACCAAAGACGGTATCCAGTTTACTCCTTGCGAAGGAGATACTCTCCGATTTGCATTGAAGGAAAATTACAGCGATGCCGCGCCGTTGATTGTCAAGGATATTCCTATATCCACAATGATGTTGGTTCTTCAGCCTGAAGACACGAAGAGACTGAATTTTGGCAAGTATGTCTATGATATTCAGCTTACTCGTGCTGACGGTCGAGTTGACACCATCGTTGCGAAAGCGGTCTTTAAGCTTACTGAAGAGGTTGATTAAGCATGGGTAGTTACTGTGCTATCGGGTCTGTAAAAGGTCAAATTGTACCTGTGCCTACCTTAAAAGGTAAACTTTCTATTCCGCCGTATACACTTTGCTCTCACGATGAATATGAAGGTGAATACACCATTATTCCGGGAGAGGAACAAATTGTATTAGCAACAGCGGGTAAACTGCTCACACATGACATTGTAGTTGAGCCATCTCAAGGTGGTACGATGCCTCCTGGTTCGTCTATGGCTACGGACGAGGATATCGACAACCTTATTGATGATGTATTCGGAGGTGAAGCTGATATGCCTGAGACTGAGGATACTCCTGTCTACGACGAAGACGATATCGCTACTGACGAAGAGCTTGAAGATGTCCTTACGGATATTTTCGGCTAATTTTTTTGCCCTAAATTAGGGCGTAACTTTCTTATCGGTCACAGCAGCGCCAAAACGCTGTGGCAAATATATTTTATTCCAAGGAGGAATGTATTATGGCAGATACTATTAAGATCACAACCCTGGAACAGTTGAAGGTTGCTCTTCAGGCAGCTAAGACTTACATCGACGGTCAGATCGATGGACTGGGCAGTCTGGCAGGCAAGAGCGAGGTCGCTTATGACGATCTGGCTGCTGCGCTGAAGGCTCTGATCGACGGCAAGGCTGACGGCTCTGTCGTTACTACTCTGGTCGGTGAGGATACCGGCAAGTCTGTTCGTGCTATCTCTGCTGAAGAGGTCGCTAAGATCGTCGCTGGTGCTGACGCTAACTACGACACTCTGAAGGAGATTGCCGACTGGATTATGAGTGACACTACTGGTGCCACTAAGATGGCCAACGACATCACTCGTCTGGACGCTATCCTGGCAGGTATTGGCGGTGACAGCGAGTACGCTACTGTTGTAGCTTATGTTGAGGCTATGATCGCTGCTCTGGGCATCGCAGACTACGCTAAGACTGCTGATGTCAACGCTGAGCTGGCAAAGAAGGTCGACAAGGTTGACGGTTCTCGTCTGATGACTAACGCTGAGGGCACTAAGCTGGCAGGCATTGCCGAGGGTGCTCAGGTTAACGTGATCGAGAAGATCAAGGTTAACGGTGTTGAGCAGACTGTTACTGACAAGGCTGTCGACATCAAGGTGCCTACTGGCGCCCTGGCCGAGCTGGATGAAGTTGGTGAGGACAACCTGTCTTCTGCTCTGAAGGAGAAGGTTAACGCCGCTGCTGAGGGTAACCACAGCCACTCCAACAAGACTGTTCTGGACGGTATTACCGCTGAGAAGGTCGCTGCTTGGGATGCTGCTGAGCAGAACGCTAAGGACTATGTTGATGGTCTGGTTGCCACTAACGACGAAGTGACGGCTATGTGCACTGAAGTATTCGGTGCTTAAGCAGATTCTTCGACCTAACACGGGAGGGTGAAATATCCCTCCCTAATTCTTTCAAAGGAGCATAAATCGAATGGCTGACAACAAGATGGTATCTCTTGAAGGAATGAAGGTGGTCGCTCAACAGTCAAAGGCATATACTGACCAGAAATTTTCAGAGTTGCAAAACCGTTTTGATGTGTTGGCCGACGAATACTGCATCTATAAGAATGTAGAAGACTCTGACGGCGCAACCATCGAAGACAGTAACGGTGACACTGTGATTGGCAAAGTCGTATATGCTATTCGATGACATTAGAAGCAATAAAATGTAGATTACTTCTGCATTATTCCTACACTTTGGCTAAAAAAGCCTGTAAATACGGGATATTTTGCTTCTATTATAGAAACATACCTCAAGTTGCCTGCTGTTAAAACCCTTTAATTACAGGCTTTTCGAGGTAACAAGAAGTAGTTACAAGTAGAGAAATGTAGGTAACTCGTGCATTATTTCTATACTACTTCTACACCTATATTCCTACAAAATAAGAAAGCCTCTTCACTGCGGGAGTGTCTTCGGATGCTCCTTCTTTGAGGAGGCTTTTTCTTTTATAATACAAGCTATCTTATTTTTTCCATTTCGGTCTTCAGCCACTCGAATTCTCGCTGTGTATAGACCTTTTCGGTGATATCTGAGATCTTATGACCTACCATGTACTTGATAGCATACTCGTCAAGTTTATATTTCTTAGCCATCGTAACAAAGTGTTTACGACCATCGTGAGGTCTATGATCTGGATTAAGTTTCAACTCATCTCTAATCATTCCAAAACACTTTTGATAACGAGCGTAAGTTAAAGCCGTACTCTTGAGTCGAGCATTCGGATTTACATAGTTGAACAAGTATATACTACCAAGTTCCTGTGCTTCTTTATATTTACGCTCAACAAGATGTCTTATACGAGAATGAATAGGTACAACTCTTCCAGTACCTGCATCAGTCTTCATGCCACCGCTAAAGGTCCAGTTTTCTAAGTCTACATCTTTTAATTCAAGCAAACCAATTTCTTGTGGACGCCAACCCGAGTAACATTGAACGAGTAAGACATCAACCATCATTTTATCATCTACATGCTGCCAAAGCAAGTCCATCTCTTCATCGGTAAAAGGTATGTGCTCCTGCTTGACTGTCACAATCTCTTTTATTGTTTCATCACTGAGATTGAATGTGCGAGAATAATTGCGATCTACAAGTTCATATTCGAGTGCGTAGTCCAGCATCATGTTAAACAATGACTTGATCTGGTTCTTCATCGATGCAGTTGGTGTACGAGTTTCACCTCTGTAGGTTGAAGTACCTTCTTCCATACAACCTTTCACATGACGAGCTCTTAAGTCTTTAACTCGCATATCGTATACAGCCGTACAATAAGACCATGCCGATTCAATCGCTCTGGTACTCTTTACAGTTTGCTCGTATTCCGGCAACCATTTATCATACAGCTCTTTGACTGTGATAGACGGCTCCAAATCATACGGATTCTTGTTATATTCTACGAGTGCAGCGTAAGCGTCATTGTAGGTAGGAAAATACGACTCCGGTTTAAGCGGTTTACAAATAGGTCGTCCGTTCGCGTCCTTACCCACGCTAACCATGGCTCTGAAAGGATTACGAAGATTCCTATTCTTAATCTCGCTGATCTGTCCGAAACCATTTGGTAGTCTACGGCGTTTATTGTTCTTATTTCGAGGTTTTCTCGGTTTTATATTTGGCTGCAATGGAAAACCACAATGCGGACAGGTTATAGCTTTATCACTTACCTGTAATTCACATTCGGGACATTTCATAAGCATTGTTTATCACCTTCCTATTGATTTGCTATTAGTAATCATATATCATTATGTAGGAATTGTCAACTCCTACACCAACTTTTTTAATTAAGCGAAAAGAGATGAAATATGATTAGTAATAACGAATCAACCTGCCCTAAGTGTGGTGGTGAACTTAAATACTACGATAGCGTCAAAAGAATTGTAAGGACGAAATACGGTCGGAAGACTAAAGTGAACATCAGGCGTTTTCGATGCAAGCAATGTGGGTCCATGCACCGAGAATTGCCTGACTTTATATTTCCCTTTAAACAATACGAAGCTGACATCATCATTGGAGTTATCGAGGGTTTGATTACTTGTGAAACTCTGGGCTTTGAAGATTATCCATGCGAGATGACTATGTTTCGTTGGCGCCTCTTTCCACCGAGGTTGTTTTTACTGGAAGCCGTTTCTAACCTAGAATAGCGGTTGAAAGGAGGCAACAGCCAATGAATGAAATAACATTTGCAGCAGGATCTGTACCTGTAGCTGTAGCAGCACGAGTTTACGGAAAGGACGCATCCTGGATAAGAGCCGGTATAGTATCTGGATGGTTACCTATCGGCAAAGCCACAAGAAACGGTAAATTAGTCACCAAAATCGAAGAAATGAACTCCAAGTACGGACGCATCAACTTTTATATTTCGCCCAAACTCTTGTGGGAGGAAACAGGCTTTATATGGAGGGGCGAGCGAGTATGAGTACAACAATTAGACCAGAGTTATCGCCTAAGAATTGCTATTGGATAGACAAGCATCGTTATTACGAGCTTAAGCACTTCTGTCTTCAGTATCCTATATGGAGGCGTAAGTACAATTCTTTAATAAGTTATCCAAGCGGATGGCCGCAGCCAGTTCCACCAGCAAAAACCAATGCATTTACTGACCCTGTTACAAAGCATCTTGAGGAGCGTCTGTACTATGCAGATCGTATGGGCTTGATTGAGCGAGTAGCGAAAGAAACTGACGAGCACCTTGCCTGTTATATTCTCAAGGCAATTACTGAAGGTATCTCTTACGATCATCTTAAAGCGAGAACTGATATTCCTTGTTGTAAGGATACTTACTACGAATTGTACAGACGATTCTTTTGGTTACTTAGTAATGAGCGTAAATAGGTTCGCAGAAAAAACAAGTTATATTTTGGAGAAGGAGTCCTTAACACGGGCTCTTTCTTTTTATATTTCTAACCTAGATTAAAATCCGGACGAAGGTGACCAAAAATAATGTTAAATTTGTATTTGGAAAAATTCCCGGGTTGAAATTTTTGAAAAACATTTTAGAAAGGAGGTCCACTTATGGAAATCGTAGTTGGTATTGCTATAGGCATCGTTATCGGAGCAGTTGTTACTTGTCTTGTGTTTAGTGCTTTTAGTGTAGGCAGCCTGCGAGTCGATCAATCTATTCCGGAAGATGATCCTTATCTCTTTTTGGAGCTGACGAAGAGCGTAAGTACGATTCTTAAAAAGAAGTTTGTTGTGCTGAAAGTACGAGCTGAAGATTTTATTCCGCACAAATAACACTTCCTTTTATGGAACCCAGAATATAACGAAAGGAGAAAACGAATATGGGCGAAGAAATTAAAGAATTGTTGGAGGAAGAAATCAAGGCCGAAATTGAAAACTTGAGTTCTCTCGAAGCTGGAAGTCAGCAACATTCCGCAGCAGTGGAAAGTTTGGCTAAGCTGTACAAGCTGAAGATCGAAGAAGACAAATCTTCCATGGATTACTATGAGAAAGAGGAATCCCGTAACACGGAAATCGACATCAAGCGTAATCAGATGGACGAAGCTGTTAAGGATCGTTACTTCAGACTCGGTATTGCTGCCGCTGAATTGATATTGCCGCTGATGTTCTATGGCGTCTGGATGAATAGAGGCTTTAAGTTTGAGAAAGACGGAACTTATACTTCTCAGACATTCAGAGGTTTATTCAGTCGATTCAAACCGACTAAGTAATAGGCCGGTTCCTAAGCGGAGAGATCGTGTTAAACGCATGGTCTCTTCGTTTTTACCCTGCGAAAATTACAATCTCTATTGTGAGAGATGTAAAAGTGCTTTTTATCTCTTGATAAATTAGTAGTGGTGAGTATACTTAAAGTGCCACACAATCATCAAGGAGGTAATTTGCAATGAGCTTTTTTAACGATGCGCAGAGAGACGCTTTACTTACAGGACGGTATGTTTGTAGTGAATGCGGGACCCTCATGGAATTTGAGGACGAATGGGAAGAAGTATTGATCTGTCCCGTATGCGGTCATTCCGTAGATTTGGAACATTATGGATTTGAGAATGACGAGGCATATGAAGCCCTATATCCGTCCAAGGAAGATATCTGCGAAAACTAAATAAGATTATTAGCAAGGGGAAGGAGTCCTGACGAGGGCTCTTTCTCTTTTCTTTTTTATAGGTGGTATATATGCGTTATCATTTCGACAAACCCGCAATCTATCTCTCAATGTATGGCACCAGATATGTCTGTGAGCATCCTGTGTATGATAGCTGTACTTTATATTTAATTGAAGATAAGGGACTTGCTGTGATTCAGCAGCGTTTTGACCAAGATACAAAAAGTACATGGTGGAGCGAGGTTGATCCTTGGATTACTGATGCTTTATATTTACATCCAGATTTCAAAGAATACTTCAATAATCGTGCCGGAGCTTGTACGGACGGACTCTACCCTACTGTAACTGTCAGGCAAATAATGTGGGCACTCAAGATGAAACCTATCAAGCGAGAACGCTGGGAAACAGTATTTGACAGGCGTAATATTTAACCGCAAAAATCGCATCGCCCTTTATGAAAAACCAAAGAAATTTGAAGGGAGATACGAATATGAAAACTTGGAAAAACAAACTATCTGCTATTGTGTTATTGGCTTGCGGTTATGTAGGAATACCGTTAGAGAATGATGCTACGGCATTGGTATTTATGGCCATGTTTGCAATTCCGCTGTTCTTTGCAAAAGAGAATTGGATTTACTGAGATTGGGGCCGCTAACAACGGCTCTTTTCTTTTTCGCCAAAATTACATTGTCCTTTATAGAAACAACTTGAAAGGAGCTAAAGGAGCATGGACGAAATGAAGATTGGATCTAAATTCACTACGGGCATTATTTCTAAGTTGGTGAGTATGGTAATCCGAAAGAAACTTGGGTACGATGTAGAACTCAAGCTTAATGAGGTTAATGCTACAGTCACCGATGGAAAAACACATGTCCACTTGGATGTAGATGCCGAACTCAGTAAGGAAGAACTCATGAAAATTCTTGCGAGTATTGGTTTATAAGGATTAGAGCCGCTAACAACGGCTCTTTTCTTTTTGCCGCGCGAAATTTACAAGTCTCTTTATGAGAGACGGGTTAGCTCAGTTGGTAGAGCGCCACACTTCCGCGGAGGTCATCGGTTCGAGTCCGATACAGTCTCTCTTACTTTTTATTTTAACGAAAGGAGAAACCATGAGCATCGAACAGCTTAGACTTATTCTTTGCGACATGTACCAAATGGACCTATGGTACCCGCCGTTGTTTGGAAAGTGGTCCGATGAATTCAAAAAAGCGAGTTACTCGCAATGGGCTGTCGACGAGCTCTTAGATTATATCGCCGAACACATTTACCCTCGTACGAACGGGTCTGTAAAGGAATTCTGTGAATTGACACACGAATTCATGATGACAACGGCTCGATATTCAAGGGTAAACCCTAAAACACGCCAGATGTTTCAGACTGCCAGTAATATGGCTTCTGATATTTTGGACCTCTTGCACGCTATGCAATAAAACATGAAAGGAGAAAAGAAACATGAGCAAGAACCAAGCAATCTCAACGGTGCTGCACAAGTCGGGGCTTTACATCAAGAAGTATTCTCCTGTAGCCCTATCTTGTATAGCATCTGTAGGTGTTGTGGTGACTGCTGTCGTGGCGGTTAAGGCTACTCCAAAAGCTGTGGTTAAAATCCACGCTGATAGCCGAAAAAACCATGACGGTGATCCATACGCCTACACCAAACAAGAAGCTGTTGCATCCGCATGGAAATGTTATATTCCGGCTGTTGCAATCGGTGCTTCTACAATCGCCTGCATTATGGGTGCAAACGCTTTGAATAGGCGTCAGCAGGCAGCACTCACAAGTGCCTATGCACTCGTCCAGAATTCCTACAAGGAGTATAAGGACAAACTGAAGGAACTGTATGGAGAAGAGACCCACAACGCTATTGTCGACTCAATCATGAGCGAAAAGTGTAAGGACGTCTCTATTTCAACACCAGGATTCTTTACTAACTCGTCTTTGGACTTTGGTGAGGGTATGGAGCCTGAGGTAATTCGCACATTCTATGACAGTTTCTCTCAGCGATACTTTGAGACAACCATTGAGAAAGTTATTCAGGCAGAGTATCACTTGAATCGTAATTTTATGTTTGCAGGTACGATTCCTTTGAATGACTTTTACGAGTTCTTGGGACTTGAAAAGACGGAACTCGGTGATGCTGTTGGCTGGTCTTCTGTAAACGGCGATATCTACTGGATCGATTTCAACCATCGACGAGTAACACTCGAAGACGGTATGGAGATTTATATTATCGATATGGTTTTTGAGCCTACAGCGGACTGGATGGAAGATATCTAAGTCCGCAAAAAATACATTCCCCATTATGAAAAACGAAAAGGAGGTTTCGCTTTATGAATAACAGTAAATTGGTTAAAATCCTTGGTCTTGTCGCAACTGTAGGAGGTGTAGCAATGACATTGCTTACCGATTGGGTAAACGAGAAGAAAATGGATGAACGAATCAACGAGTGTATCGACGCAAAGCTTGCCGCACTGAACGAAAATGAAGACGATGAAGAGGAGTCCTAACAAGGGCTCTTTCTTCTTGTCCAATAATTGGTTATGTGCGATGTAGCTGTAACACTCGTCACGGAATTTATCCGTGAACATCTTTTTAGCCCTGCTTTTTCTTGGGACAAATACGAATTTAAGAAAAGGTCCTATGAACAATGGGCTGCATTAGAAATTATCGAGCGTATCATGGATCGTCCACTTGATCCACCTATTGATATTATCGAGAGTTTCATGTTCGAAATGTATTACTATGCTTATCACAGCGGCGATGACGAGCAACGAACATTTATATTTCGAACGGCTTACGAAACAGCAGAAGAAATCATTCTGTTATTTGTTTAATTTGAAAGGAGAAAAAAAACAATGATGAACGTAATTAGAAAGCAGGAACTGGAAGTACAGGACATTCAGCAGATTCAGATGGGCGATCAGATCACTATTGCTCTGGCTGAGTTTGGCGAATTTACCGCAACAGCTCAGAAAATCACTGACAAAGGTGTTCTGTTCATGTTTGACGACTGTGTTGCAGAGCAGCCTATGAACAATGACTGGACTAATAAGGGCGGTTACGCTAAGTCTAAGCTCAAGAAGTGGATGGATACTGTTCTGTTCAGCGCATTCCCTGAGGAATTGCAGGAACGAATTCAGGATCTTACGCTGCCTACATACGGTCAGATGTTTGGACATGATGACTGGTATGAGCGAGCTATCAAGCCTGACAATGACGAGCAGCTTCCTCTCATGACTAAGCGCAAGAATCGTGTAGCTGACTATAACGATGACTACGAGTGGTATTGGCTGCAAAATGCAACTAAGAAGGATTATTCTGCGGCGGATTTCGCTCGTGTGTACGGCCATGGCACTACGTACTACCGCGGCGCGTCGACCTCTGGCGGGGTTCGTCCGGTTTTCTGGTTGGTTAAATAAATCGACGCCCCTTGTGGGCGAATGCTAATTCACTGAAAGGAGAAACAAATGGCTAAACCCAATTTATCAAGCATCATTAAAAGCGCTAGGGCTGCTATGAAAAAGCATAGCCCTGAAATTCTTACTGGCATTGGTATTGCTGGTATGATTACTACTACCATTATGGCTGTTCGTGCGACACCTAAAGCCCTTGTTCTTATCGAAGATAAAAAGGAAGAGCTTGATACGGATGAACTAACCAAAATGGAAACCGTTAAGGCTGCATGGCCTTGTTATATTCCATCTGCGATTGTAGGTACAGCATCCGTCCTTTGTCTCGTAGGTGCGAGTTCAACAAACCTGCGTCGAAATGCGGCTCTTGCTACTGCTTATACCCTTTCCGAAACTACTCTCAAAGAGTATCAGGAGAAAGTGGTAGAAACGATCGGCGAAAAGAAAGAACAGGGCATCCGTGAGCAGGTTGCTAAGGAAAAAATGATAAAGAATCCTGTTCGTGAGGTTATTTTAACCGAGCGTGGAGGTAATACAATCTGCTATGACGCCATTTCAGGTAGATATTTCAAGTCTGATAGAGATACTATTACTCGCATTGTAAATGACCTTAATCGTCAGATGCGTGATGAAATGTATGTCAGCTTGAACGATTTTTACTACGAACTCGGTTTGGATGGCACTACTTTAGGCGATGATCTCGGTTGGCACATCGATAAAGGCTATATTGAGATCGATTTCTCGTCTCATTTGGACGCAAATGGCACACCTTGCCTCGTAATGGACTATAGAGTAGCTCCAGTTTACGATTATAGGTGATTTGCCGCGCGAAATTTACAACTTATTTAATGGAAGAACACTTCCGTAATTTCACATATTTGAAAGGAGATTTCACAATGGAAAACACTAACATCATGAACAACGAGGTTATCGAGGCTACTGAAGAGGTTATCGAAAACACTGGTATGAGCAAGGGCGTAAAGATTGCCGCTGGTATCGGTTTGAGCGTAGTTGTAGGCTATGTTGTCTACAAGTATGTTGCAAAGCCGGTAGTGGCTAATATCAAGGCCAAGATCGACCAGAAGAAGATGGCTGCTGAAGAGCAGGCGATGTACGCGGATTCTGAGGTCGTGGATGCGGTTGAGGAAAACTAAAACAAAACTGAAATTTGAAAGGTTCGGATAAGGGAGAGTGCCTGTAACAAGGTGCTTTCCCTTTTATCTTTTTACCTGAAAAGATTGGAGGTTAAGCACATGAGAGAATACAGGTATGATGGACCCGTTATGCGTTTTGAAGATTGCGTCCAGCATCGCTGGAAAGCTTCTACATACGCCCCTTCCGAAGCTAAGGCGAAAAGTAATCTTGCTTATCGCTATAAAAAGGAAAATGGCTTGATGCCTAATACCAAGATCACATTGCCCGGCAAGCTTATTCCGGCTTAAGAAAGGAGAAACCCCGTGGAGGAATATAAATCTAATTCTGATAAGGCTCGTCAGGAAGCTCAATCAGATAAAAAAGTAGAAGCAGTTATTACCGGGACTGCAAAAACCAGAAAGAAAGGCGAAATGCAAAAATTCGCTGATGTCTTTATCGCTGAAGATGCTAACAATGTTAAGTCTTATATTTTGATGGAGGTTATTGTACCTGCTGTTAAAAAGGCTATTTCCGACATTGTTACTACAGGTATCGATATGATTCTGTACGGCGAAGCCGGTAGATCTAAGAGATCTAATGGAGCACAGAAAGTGTCATATCGAAATTATTATGACCAGAACTCTGATCGTGTTCGTGCAGGCTCTGGCTCAAACAGACGAAGCGGAATCGACTACGATGATATTGTCTTTGACACTCGTGGCGATGCAGAATCTGTGCTTGATGCTATGCACGATATTATCAATCAGTACGGCACTGTAAGTGTAGCTGATCTGTATGATCTGGCTCGTGTTCCTAATGATAATTTCACAATGAACCGTTATGGTTGGACAAACCTCAATGGTGCACAGCCTGTGAGAGTTCGAGATGGTTATATTCTCAAACTCCCTCGTGTTGTGCCTTTGAACTGAAAGGAGAATTCAGATGCTTGAATGTAAAGTATGTGGTACCAAATTTAATGCTATCATCGAGAAGCATTATATCGCTCGTGACAATGGTAAAACCGGTTTTGCAGTAGCACTAGGATCTAATGACGAAGAGCGTCTGTATGATGCTTTCGATTGCCCTGCTTGCGGATGCCAGGTCGTTGCTAAAGAACGTAAGCGTAGTTATATTCCTTATACACTTGATGAGGAGGATGAAAATGATGACAAGAGCTGAGACTCTGGATAAGGCAAAAGCTTGTGTATGCGGTCAGCGGGAGAATGAATACGGTTCTCCCGAAGATAACTTTACCGCTATTGCTGGCTTTTGGAGCGTCTATAAGGGCGTTGAATTTACTGCAAACGATGTTGCCATGATGATGGCACTGCTCAAGATCGCACGAATCAGAACAGGTACGGCTACGGACGACAGCTATGTCGATTTGGCTGGTTATGCTGCTTGCGGTGCGGAAATCAATTCTAACAAATAATAAAAAGGAGAATTCAAACCATGAAAAATAAGAATGAAATCATGAAGAGCGTTAGTGGCGTTGTTAATAAGACCACTATGACTCTTAAGAAGCACAGCCCTGAGATTCTGGTTGTGGCTGGTGTTATTGGCGCTGTTGCAAGTGCCGTTATTGCTTGTAAGGCAACTACTAAGGTAGGCAAGATTACTGCTGAAGCTAAGGAAGACATCGACGCTATTCACGAAGCTGAAAAGAATGGTGTTACTCCTACTGGTGAGGTTTACACCAAGGAAGATGCTCAGAAGGAACTTGCTGTTACCTATGTACAGACGGGTATCAAGTATGCGAAGCTTTACGCTCCTGCTGTGATTCTCGGTTCTTTGTCCGTAACAAGTATTCTCGCTTCCAACAATATTCTGCGTAAGCGTAATGTTGCTCTTGGTGCTGCTTATGCCGCAATCGATAAGAGCTACAAGGAATATCGTGGTCGTGTCATCGAACGCTTTGGTGAGCAGGTCGATAAGGAACTGAAGTACAACATCAAGGCGAAGAAGTTCGAGGAAATCGAAACTGATCCGGAGACTGGCAAGCAGAAAAAGGTCAAGAAGACTGTTATGGTTACTGACCCTAATCTCCAGAGTGATTATGCCGTTTACTTCGACAACAAGAGCCGTAATTACGAAACCAATATGGACTACAACCGTATGTTCCTGAAGGCTCAGCAGCAGTATGCAAACGATAAGCTCCAGGCTCGTGGTCATGTTTATCTGAACGAGGTGCTCGATGATCTGGATCTTCCTCGTACTCCTGCTGGTCAGATCGTAGGTTGGACTAAGAATGGTCCTGACGGTTATATCAACTTCCGCATTATCGAAGTAGAGCGTGAGACCGAAGACGGTCGTCATGAGCCTGCTCTTCTGCTCGACTTTAATGTCGAAGGTGACATCTGGAGTCAGATGTAATAAACCATCTTCAGACTTTGATATCTGGAGGTGGTTATTTTTAAGATAAAGGAGAACTAATTATGCGTACATTACCGAGGATTGCATTCGGATTCTTTAGCTTTATATTTTGCTTTGTGGTGCTACTCACTATTATCGGTGAACCTATCCGTACGGACGATGACATCGTTGAAGTGACAGCTTCTACACTGCCCGCTGTATCCGAACCAATCACATTTGAAATGGTTCACTACAGTGAGCCGGTTGAGGAAATATGGCCTTATCCAATTACTCAAGAAGAAATTGAGCTTATTGCTTTAGTCACTATGGCTGAAGCCGAGGGCGAAACTGAATTGGGTAAGAGACTCGTCATTGATACGATTCTGAATCGAATGGATGATCCTCATTTTCCTGACACAGTGCATGATGTGATATTCTATCCTAATGCGTTCAGCTCCATGTGGAATGGGCGTATTGAAAGATGCTATATTATGCCTGAAATTGTCGAACTGGTACAAGAAGAACTCTTGAATCGCACAAATTATGAGTGCGTATTCTTCACGGCTGGTGACTACAGCAAGTATGGAGAGCCAATGTTTCAAGAGTGTTGTCACTATTTCTCAAGTTACGATTGATGAAAGGAGAAACATATGATGAGAGCTTTGTTTTCTTACATTCTTTCCACTATGGCTGGACTCTGCCTTGTAGGAGGTATTGCTGTTCTCACTGGTGGAAAGGAGTATTAAATGGATATTTTAGATGACTTCATTTCTGCTGTTGATTCTATGCTTGATAGCAAGAGAAAAAGACATATTATCGGCGGGATTCTTCTGAGCGCAGCGTTGCTGTTCGGAGGTCTCGCCGTAACTGTTATTACTATTAAAATCGAGGAGGACTACGATGAGTAAAATCAACTTTGCTATGTTCTTGGCCGGTGCCACCGTTGGTGCGGCTGGAGCATGGTTTTACTGCAAGAGATATTACGAGCAGATTGCTCAGGAAGAAATCGATTCGGTTAAAGCTGCTTTCGCTGAACGCAAGCCCAATGTCTTGAAGAAGACCCAAAAGGACTTTGACGAGAACTCGGACAAAACCGATAAGCAGAAGGCTGACTTGGCTAAGCTCAAGCCGGATCTTGTAAACTATGCTGCTAAGTTGCAGGAACAGGGTTATACCAACTATTCTGATCTTGGCGAGCAGAGT